ATTGCCGCCAAGGCAAGGGAGCAGGCGTTGTTGCGTGAAGAAGCAGCGTTGTCCAATTACCGGGATGCATACGAGGCCCATACAAACGCCCAAATCGCAGCAGACCAAAGGAGGGAGGCACAGGTCAAAGAACGCCAACGCAAGGAAGCAGAAGCCACCCAAAAGCGTTTGGAGCGGTTGAGGGAAGAAAACAACGCCATCATCAAGTTCGTGGAGGACTTGAACCTGCAACTCTACGAAATGGAGTTGGATAGGTTAAGCCAGCAAGAGCAACTGCAAATCAAAGCCATGCAGTCCGAAGCACAAAGGCGGATGCAGGTAGACACGGCTGACGCAAAGTCCAAGATGGGCCAAGCCCAGCGTGAAGAGGACCTTGCTGGACTGCGTGAGAAATACGTCGGTCAGTCCTTTTCGGTCATCAACGACATCATCATCGCATCGGCTGGAAAGAGCGAGGCAGCACAAAAGCGGGCTTTCAATATTGCCAAGGCTGCATCCATAGCCCAAGCCGTCGTAAACACCTACCTTGCCGTCAGTTCGGCACTCGCTTTGAAGCCCAGTGAATCCGTGTTCCCCGGACAAAGGTTTGTGGAGGCGGGTCTTGCTCTTGCTGCTGGTCTTGCAAACGTCGCCAAGATTAAGGCTCAACAATTCCAAGGCGGAGCAGGTGCAGGCTCACCCGGTGCAGACGTAACGGGTGCAGGAGCAAGCGCAGCACCACCGCCCATCTTTGCGAACCCACAAACGACCAACCTCGGGACGGGCGAACTCTCGGCAGGCCAAGGTCAAGGAACGCAACCAATGCGAGCCTATGTCGTGGAACGGGACATCACCCAAAGCACTCGCAGGGTTCGGAGGTTGGAGGAATTTGCAACTCTTGGAGCCTAACCACATTTACCTGCATGGAACTACCCATATACCGAATGACCGTGGACGAGGTGGATGAAGGGGTCCAATTCGTGGCCCTGACCGATATGCCAGCCATCGAACGGCCATTCCAAGCCTTCGCAAAGACACCACAAAAGTTCACCGAAACAGGCGAACGGAGAGTGCTTACTGGCCCTCTCATGCTTGCAGACACCCCCATCTTTCGCAAGGACGAAACCTACGGAGAGTACTACGTCGTCTTTGACAAAGCCACCATCCGCAAGATAGTCCAAAAGTATTTCAAGCAAGGCAACCAGCATAACGTCAACGCCTACCACAATGCCGAACTGGATGGCGTGTTCATGTTCGAGAGTTACATCACCGATGCCGAGCGAGGCGTGATGCCACCCAAGGGCTACGAGGACACCCCCGACGGATCTTGGTTCGGGTCCTTCAAAGTAGAGAACGACGAGGTGTGGGACAACCGCAACCTGTTCAGGGGTTTCTCCGTTGAGGGACTTTTCGGGATGGACAAGACCGAATCCGAACTGGAGGTCGCACTCGCTGGCCTTGCCGATGAACTTACCGCTTTTTTGCAACAATTAACCCCCACCTACAAATCCAATCAACTATGAACCTGAAAAACGCAATCGAATCCCTGCGAAGTGAACTTCGTAAATTCAGCACCCAAAAGCAGTCCTTCGCTGACTACAAGTTGACCGATGGCACGGTTGTCCGTGTTGACGGGGACCTCGTTGCCGGGACTGCCGTTTACGTTGTTGCCGAAGACGGCACGTTACCTGCCCCCGATGGCGAGCACGTCGTTGAGGGCGTTGGCACTATCAAGACCGAAGGAGGCAAAATCGTCGAGGTCATTGCTGCCGAAGTAGCAACCCCGGTCATCGAGCCGTTGCCCGTTGCTGCTGAAATCACTCCCGAAGTAGCCGTTGAGGTTACTGAGGAAATCAAGGACGCTTATCCTGCCATGACCCCCGAAGTCGTTGAGGCCATCGTCGCCAAGCACCTCGGAGCCATCATGGAAGAACTCAAAGCTGCCTATGCCGAGATGGGCAAGATGAAAGAGAAAATGTCCGCATTCGCATCGCAGGTTGAAACCATGGCCGACATTGTCGAAAAAGTCAGCGAACTCCCAGCCGAAGCCCCCAAGGCCAGCGGTTCAGCAATCGTCGAGCAACGCAAGGCTCAAGCCTCGCAGAACTTCAACGCTCTCGCACAAGCACTCCAATCACTCAAAAAAAACTAAACCCCTAAACCCCCATTAACAATGGCATATTCGTTCACAGGATTAACCTCCTACACCGACCAAGAGAGGCTTCCTCTCATCACCAAGGCCGTGTTCTCGGCCCGTTCAGCAGCCCTGTTCACCAAGCAGGTGGGCATCAAGTTCGCTGCTGCGTTGAACCTCATGGACACCGATGCACAATTGCAGAGCGGTGATGCTTGCGGTTACACAACTTCAGGCACGACTGCCTTCACCCAGCGGAATATCACCGTTGGCCGTATGAAAGTGCAAGAAACCTTGTGTCCTCGTTCCTTGGAGCAGTATTGGATGCAGACCCAGTTGACCGCTGGCTCTAACTACGAGAGTGTTCCTTTCGAGCAGGCTTTCTCCGAGCAGAAGGCTCTCCGCATCGCAGAGGCTTTGGAAAATGCAATTTGGAAGGGCAACACTTATTTCAGCGGTGTCAACCAGTTGTTGAACGCTGCATCGGGTTCAACTATTAGCGGTAACACAGGAGCGGTTTCGGCCTCCGTTGGTATCACTACAAGCAACGCAATCGCCATCTTCGACGGCATCTACAACCAAATTCCACAGGCCATCTTGACCAAGACTGATCTCGTGATCTTCTGTGGCTGGGACAACTTCCGCACGTTGCTTGGTGCGTTCAAATCAACCGCTAACGTCATGTACAACCAAGTCGACTTGGCTGGCCTTGCGGATGGTGACATCATGTACCCCGGCACGAATGTCCGTGTCATTGCGGTCCCCGGCTTGACTGGAACTAACCGCATCGTTTCTTCGTACCTCGGTAACTTCTTCTACGGAACCGACCTTTTGAGCGACGAGGAGCAGTTCTCGATTTGGTTCAGCAAAGACAACGACGAAGTCCGCTTCCAAGCAGCCTTCAAAGCAGGTGTCCAAATCGCTTACCCCGACTTGGTTGTTGACTTCCGCTTGACCTAATGTGTAGGGGGGAGGGAAACCTCCCCTCACTTTTTTGTTCTCTTGAAACTTAAACCCCAAATACACATATGTCCTGCGCACTAACAACTGGTTACACACTCGGCTGCCGTGATTCAGTCGGTGGCATCAAAGCAATTTACGTCCAAAACTGGATTTCTACCGGGTCCTGCAACGCTAACCTTTCAGGTGCGGTTACGGGGTTCACGGGTTACGCTTCGGGTGGCTTCTTCGAGTACGACTTGACTAAAGCCACGTCATCCATGACCGAAACTTTGAACGCAAGCATGGAGAATGGCACAATCTTCTACACCCCCGAAGTAACGTTCACCATCAACAAACTGCAAGTCGCAGTACGCAATGAACTCCGTTTGCTCGCTCGTAGTAAAGTCATCGTGATCGTTCAAGACAACAACAGTCGTTACTGGTTGCTGGGTGCTATAAATGGCCTTGAGGCAACCGCTGGAACCGCTGGAAGTGGTACTGCATTTGGCGACCGAAACGGCTACGAAATAACGCTTTCCGGGATGGAGCCTGACCCGATGTTCTCAATCGCATCAACAGTCTTTACACCGTCGTCTGCACAGATACTCGGCTCGTAGTATCTTTGACTTAGGTTTTCATCATCTGAGGTTTGAGAGGGGCAGTCAGCAATGGCTGCCCTTCTTATTTTTACGGCCATGAAGATTTGCATTGTTTACAACGCCCATCCAACCGGGTGCAGTTTCTACCGCCTTGAAATGCCGAACGCATACCTTGGCGACAACTACCCGGAGTTTGACTATGTGTGCGTTGAGAATATCACGACCATCAGCGACGAGGGGCTTCGTTCAATAGACCTGTTCCTGTTCAGCAGGCTTTGGTGTCAGGGGACGATGGAGCAGGTGGAGAACGTCTACAAAGCATTGACCCAATACGGGGCGAAAGTCATCCTTGACTTGGACGACTACTGGGTCCTTGAGAGCGGACACATCATGTACCGCCACTATCACCAAACCAAACTCGCAGAGGTCATCCGTAAGCACATCAAATTGGCTGACTGGGTAACTTGTACCACCGAGCATCTTGCTGCTCGCATACGGCCTCTAAATGCGAATGTGAGCATCCTGCAAAACGAACCATACGAAGCGTATCAGCAGTTCATTCCCAACCCTGACGAAGAACCCGACAAGCACCTCGTCAAGTTCGGTTGGTTCGGAGGTGCGCAGCACGGGGAAGACATGGAGTTGCTCCGGGAAGGGATGCAGAAGTTACGCTGGGACGCAAACTTGGATGGCAAGTACCGCCTCTATCTCGGAGGGTGGAACGACAATAATCCTGTTTATGAAGGCTACGAAAAGATAATCAGCGACCAAGGGAACAACCCGAACTACGGACGAATCCAAGCAGCGGACATCTACTCCTACGTCGGGGGCTACAACTTCGTGAACGTAACCCTTGCACCTTTGCGAGATACCAAGTTCAACAAACTGAAGTCCGAGTTAAAGGTTGTCGAGGCAGGGTGGATGAACAAGGCCATCATCGCAAGCGAAACCATCCCCTACACCGACGTAATCAAGCACGGGGAGAACGGGTTTCTCGTGCCTTACAACAAACCAAAGGACTGGTACAAATACATCAAGCAGTTAATCCTTGACCCCGACCTGCGTAAGGGCTTGGCTGACAACCTCACACGGGACATCAAGAAGCAGTTCAACGTGGCCCAAACCGCCAAGAAGCGGGCCGAACTATACAGGCAGATTGGGCGCAAATTGTGAAATAAGGGCGGTCGGTACATTTAGGGGTAGATGCTTTACCTGAACCCTGACACAACCAACACGATTACCGTTACTTGGACCGAGCGAGCCAGTACGGGGGACCGCTACATCTTGCGACTCACGAGCATCGCAAAGAACACCACGACCGATTTCACCCTGCTGAAATCCGCCAACCTGTCATCCTATACCAACCGCTATGACCAATTTCAGATTGCCGTGGGGTCGCTTGAAACAGGCTCGTATCGTTACGAAGTTTACGATACCAATAGCACGGTTGCCGCTGCTTTGGCGGTCGTTGAAACGGGCTTGGCATTTATACAAACCGCAACGATAGGCTTCAACACCTAC